TCCAGCTCCAACATTAAAAGAAAATGATGTTATATAAGCACCTGATCTAACAAAAGGAATAGATATATTTATTGCTGTATCTGCTATACTATGTAACTCTTCTGTCACACCGTTATCTGCTATTTCTGACAGTCTATCTAACTTCTTTTTATAAGAGTTATTAACTTTTATTTTTGCCTTCATTAGCTTACTACATCGCATATGTGGTGAAGTACTACACCATTAGAATAAGCAGTTACAACATGAACTATGTTTACTTTTTCAGACCCTCTTAATATTTGATCGTCTATTTCAGGAGCGGCACTTATGTTAGGTGCAGGTATAAGGCACTTTCTGTTACCTCTTTCTACTTGATCTAACGTAGGTATAAAACCAACATTATAATTATAGAAGTAACCTACAAAAGAATAGTCTGTAGTTGCCATGTTAGCTATAGAACCAGTAGCAGGATTATACGTTCCAGCAGTGGTTCTCTTACGTAGTGTAAGAGTTTCACCAAAGTCGTCTACTAGTTTGGCTAAGTCATAGGCTCTAAAAGACATTTTCTATTCCTTAGTCAAAATCAGATGAGTAATCATTACCGCTATAGCTAGGTGGGTTCTTAAATCTATCTCTTCTAAACGAAGGTGGAACCCTGTTTGTATCTTCTCTTACAGAATCTATAACAGAGATTTCTATACCGCCAGCTTTTATACCAAATCCACCACCAGCTTTCTTACCTTGATATTCTAAAGTTTCAGCTAAACTTGAGTAGTGAGTTGCTAGATCAGAATAGTCAGCTTTTAAAGCACCATCTAAACTTGTGGTAACTTTACGTGAGTATTTAGCACTAACAACCCTAGCAGACCATGCGGCCGCATAATATATGTTATCACTTGTCTGGCCTAATCCAAATACTATTTCTTCATTCTGTACTTGTTGGTCAGAAGTATCTGTATCACCCAATAACAACCTGACAGAATTAATCCGTTCAGCTTCAGTTGAAGTTCCTAGTTGTGCAGGATTGTAGCTCCAAGCCATTAATCACTCTCCAGATTCCCAAAATTTCGTCGCCAACTTCTTATCAAGCCACGTTGTTTATCTACTACCTTAGACTTCTTACATTTCTTACGTGCAAAGTCAGTTTTACTGGTAGTCTTACTTTCAACTTTCTTGTTTATAGTGTCTACAAGTCCATGTAAACTTTCTATATTAAGAGCTTCTAATCCATCGCCTGTATTAATTGTGGTTTCTAATTCAGAGTTATGGTGTAAGAAATTTAATGCGTATAGTTGTAGAACTTTGTTTTCGTCTATACTTAATTCTTTCCATTTGTACTCGTCGTTTTTCTTCCAGTCTCTTCCAGCAGAATTAAACTCTTCTTTTACAAACAGTGGCCTATCAAATTGCATAGGCATTTTTTCATATCGGGTCATATCAATTCCTTTCGGGTTAAAAAGTGAGGGCCACTACAGCCCCCACAGTAGAAATTAAAGTTACTGAACGATAGCGTTAAAGAAGTAACCCAAGTCAGCACCGACCAATTTCATGTCGTATGCCATCTTAACTTGGATGTGTTCAGCTACTTGTTGACGCTTAAGAGCATCATCAGAGAATGACTCAACTGTTATACCTAAGTTGTTAACACTTGGAATTGAGTTCCAAGCGAATGTCAAACCTGCGGCTGGTGACATAAGACCAGCACTTGAAGGTGTGTAACATAGAAGAGCGTGTTTACCACCGATGAACGCATTACTTTCAGCAACACCTTCAGCAGAAGAGTTTTTCACGGCTTCCATTACGTAGAAGTTTTCCACACCAAAGATTTCTGCTAGTTTAGAATCTACTATTAGTGCAGGGTTAGATACTGTTGATCCACCATTCAAACGTGCTAAGATGTCTGGATGGTTAACTAACTTGTCTCTAACTTCTTTACCAACAACCATTGTGTTTGGTTTGAACCCACCAGAAGTGAGCATCATAGTACGGCTACCTAAAGTAACATCAGCAATAGGTGTTGAGTTAGTATAGTCGTTCCAGTAAACTGGAGTACCAGCACCGTTAGCGGCACCAGAAACACTAGTTGTCCAAACAGCGTTAGCAAAGAATGTAGATGCGAATTGCTCTTCTCTATGGATCATAAGACGCATAGCTAGAGTTTCTGCACCAGCGGCTCTTACTTCCAACATTGAGTCTTCGTTAGCTAATGTTTGCTCATCGAAGTCCATACCTAGACCGTAAACGTCTGCATAGTATGAAGAGTTTGAAAGTGACATACCGATTCTGTTTACTTCGGTACGTGGAGCTAGTTTCTGAACATCACCTGTACGATTCATATTCGCACGGTCATACTCATAGTATTTGTCTGATTGACGAGCAACGCCAACGACAGGGAAAACCTTATCAGCAACAAAGTTTTCATTTGATTGTACATAAGCCAATGTTAAGTTACTTAACGGCTGGTCAATATGTACCTGAGATGGTGTTAATAGAGGCATTTGTTATTTCCTTTCTAAATGCTATTAAGCAGTGTTACCGCCTTGGATTAGTTCCATAGCAATTATTTGCCCTGCCGCGCCAGCTTCATTAGCGTAGCCCATTATTACGTGTGATCCAGCGTGTGTTTTAGCTAGACCATTAGCGTCAGTAACTAACTTTGCTCCAGCCGCAACTGCAACAGCACCGACTTTTATCATAACCTTACCAGATACGCATACAGTAGCCGCGTTTCCGCTTGTAGGATTATTTAAAAGAATGCCAAGACAGTTCTCACCAAGAGTCGATGCACGAGTAACAGTACCTGCACCAAGTTTTACGAATTTAAATTGATCAGATGATAGATCGGCTCCAGCATTGTATGAGCGATTATCACGAGATTGCATTACAGCCATAGTTATTCCCCTTTATAGGATTTATTAATAAGAGCTTTACCTTCATCAGTCTTAGCAACAATAGCGTAAGCCTTGGCGTAGTCTCCTTTTTTCATTTCATTTTCACTCATGTAAGACTTTACAAGAGCGTCTAGTTTATCAGAAGAAGTAGCAAACTCGCCATCTGCATCCGACTTACCAAACTCTTTCATGGATTCTGAAAACGTCTTATCTGCCGCTTTTAGAGCTTCCATTATTGCCTCATCTTCAGCAAAAGATTTTACTAAAGGTTTAGCTACAGCTACATTAAAATGAGGAAGTAACTCCTCTGCACGTTTAGTTAACTCAATGTCAGCTTTTTCGATCTCAGCATTTTCAAGAGCCTTTAAGATAGGCTCAGGTATATCTGCCTTATTGATCTGTTCCCCTTCGTACTCAACATACTCTGGTTCAACTTTTTTCTCGATTACATCTGACTTAACAATGTAACCTGCTTCTTCAAGCGATTTTGTTAGTCGCTCGTTGTCTGCTTTAAGTGTTTCTACTTCAGCCTCTAGAGGGTTTACCTCTGGTGCTTCAGCTTTAGTTGTCTCTTCAGACACTTTTTCAATTTTCTGTTCCATATGTTCTCCATTGGAATTATCACGCTTGTACAAAGAAACCATTGCTTGTGCATTTGCTGGTCTATCCACCAAAGACAATTCTTCCAGTTCAAGCTGTTTTAAAAGGTTAGGCACTGTAGTCCTCCTTGCTTGCACGACCCCCAATAGAGAAGGCCGATAGTTCACCAGACTTGACTCTAGCCCAGACATCATCGTCATAGACTTTGAAAGCCACAATCCAGCCCTCACGGTCACTCTGTATGCCAAGGGAATCACCTATTTCTTTAGTGATAGGCATGGAGTGTATAACAGCACCAATTTGACCCCCTTTGTGCATTTCTTTTCCGACACGAACGTGTTCCATAAAGTTGTTTACGGCTTTTACGAGCGTATCAGGTTCAATCACATCGCCCTGACGGTCAACTACAAGTTCACCCTTTTCAGAAACGACTGAGGCCCAACCATAGACTAGACGTTGTTCTTCGTCAGTCTTTAGTATTTGACCTTCTATATTCTTAGTTAAATCAGACACTGATGTGCCTCCTTCCCACATACGACAAGACCAGTATCTAGCAGATGTCTTATCTTTTGCTGTATCGCAGGAATGTCTTGCTCTAAAGTTAGCTCTAGCTTTAGGGTTATCTCTTCTGATCTCCATGTTAGGATCTCCGAATGTAACTCTCTTTACTTTACTTCCACTTTGAACAAACACTTCAAATTTCTTGTTGCCACCTTGAATACGTCTAGGTTTATTTAGAGTTACCTTTTCACCTTGGTATTCAGCTTTAGCAAACTCTTCTTTCATAATCTCTTGTATAATAACTCTTAGTGCTTCCATACGATCTGCTGAAGGTGCTTCCATTTGCATCTCTTCTGGTCTTTCACCGTAGCTTTCTACTTCGTAGTATCTTATATAATCTTCGTGACTCTTTGCTGGCATAAATACAGCTTGACCATCATACTCGTGAATGTGTGTTTCACCATTTAAACCCATGTCCATGCTTCTCGCAATGGCTTCTCTTTGGGTAGTAAATATATCAGTTGCGTACTGACCTTTGAGAATAGCAGATCCTACTTTCATTATTAACTCTCTTTCTTATGTACTCTTAGGTAGTTACTGAAGCTAAGTAACCTTTAAATATTGCAAATACGACAGAGTTATTTGTTGATGTATCTGCCCTAAACCTAACGTCTGAGTTTTTCTTTATTATAATAGATGGGTCAAACTCTATATCAAATGCTCCACCATCAGAAGATGCAGTAAACGAACCTAGTTGCCTAAACACCTTACCTGCTTGTCTTTCTTCTAAATAGAAGTCTACAGATGCGGCTTGCTTTTTACTTACAGATCCGTAAGCACCAGTTAATATAAAATAATCCGAAGAACTAAAAGTTGTAGCTGACTTAAATGACTGTTGAAAACCAGCAGGTATGTCTATATGTATTTTAGTTGCATCACTTGGTATTCCGTTTGAAACTGATGTATTCTCATACACAACAACCCTACCAACTAACTCAGAGCTACCATTATATAAATTCTTGATACACGAGCAACTGGTGTCGATAAAGTT